TCTTTGAGACGCAGTGATTTCTCATTCCAGACATTTTGCCTTTCTTTCCCAGACTCTTCACCTTCTATAGCACCCGCTGGCCGGTAAGCAGCCAGAGCGTCTGCCAGTAATCGTGCAGGACTAACACCCGTGATTATAGGTTGTCTTCCCGGTCTTGCAGGAGGAGGAACACTAGTAACAGTTGGATATAACTTCTTGGCTTCTTTCTTGAGTTCTTCTTTCTTAGGTTCTTCTGCTTTTACTTCTGGTGCAGCAGGCTCAGTTGGAGCAGTTAGAGCCGGTGGTGGCTCCATAGTTTTAGAAACAATGTCAGTGATTGTTGGCGCAGGTTCCCTCTTCTCACTAACCGTAACCTGCTGAAGCTCAACTGGTTTGTCAGACGAAGGTGCAACAGGTTCAGTTGCAACAGGGGTCGGTTCAGTAGGAGGAGGAGATATATCTACAAAAGGATCAACCGGATAGTTGATGTACTTTGTACCCAAATCCGTAGGAGGTGCAATGTCCACAAAAGGATCTGTGACGTAACCAACGTTTACTGTTCCAAGATCTGCTTGTGGAGGAACCAATCCAGCAGTTGTGTCTGGACGGATTGTTGGAACATCAGTAACAACAGGTGCTTCTTTTTCTTTTTCTGCTGTAATTGTTGGCGTTGGAAACGGCTGCGCTGGAGTTGGAGTAGGAACTGTTTTTGCAGATGGAACTGTTGCACTAGGTACAGTAGTTTCAACCGGGGATACGTTAGCACCTTGTCCCGACACAGTTACTTTTTCTAAAGGAACTGTTGGTTGTTGTGCAGAAACCTGCTTCATCACATCTACGTCAGTAACCGTAGGTGCAACAACAGGAGCAGTAACAGCAACAGGAGGAAAAGTAGCGGCAGCAGTTTCTGGTGTGGCCGCAGGGGTTTCTGCTTTGGGTTCTAGTGTAATGCTGGTTGGAACAGGTTCTTCTGCTGCGGGAGGAGCAACAGGTTGACCTTCAACAATAGGTGCAGACCTATCACCAGACTTATTCCACGCTCCAACTTCAGAAATGGCGGCTCTAATAAGAGTTTGATCCGACACTTCTCCGGTCTTGATCAAGTCACGGACAATGGTTCCAGCAGCGGGTCCAAGAACGCCTTGCACACCAGCTCCAGCACCTGCTGCCACAGCGTTTGTCAGTATTTGATCTACGGTTCCACCTTGTATGGCAGAGCCAACAAACGATCCGGTAGCAGCCCCAGCAACTCCGCCACCCATGCCGACGTTGATCCCAGAGGCAAACCCAGCAGTAGCAGCACCTTTGAGTATGTCTTCTGCATTGCCACCTTGAGCGGCAACAGAACCGGCAGATAATGCCGCAGCACCAACCCCGGCCTCTACAGCGGCACTCGCACCAGTAACGCCTAGTCCTTCAAGGATTGACGCACCAATCATTTCACCTAAAAGAGGGACTGAAAGCGTAGCTACAGATAAGATTAAACTTGTGATTTGATTGAAAGAGAAAAAACCTGGGGGTGGAGCAGGTTGCTGACTCCTGAGTGGATCAGGAGTTACATAAAAAGTTTGTGCTGGACCAGGAGTTGGCTCTTGACCACGAGTGCCTTCCTCCATCTCATACTCATACGTCCCCGGTGAGTATGGGTTGTAGAAGTTGCCATCTGCATCTATAGCCATTACTGACCTCCTGCCAGAGCGCCCATAGTCGCAAGCGCGGCCAAGGTCATGTAATTAACCTGCTCTGGTAGTTCTTTCTCTGTGAGTATCTGTGCGCCCAACAACTGTTCACGCAGGAGGGCATACAGGCTCTGGTCCCGTATTGCCTCCTGTGCCATCTGCCCCACAGACGCCATCGTCCTGGCATCCAACCCATACTGCTGCATGAACTGCTGGGTAGCGGCCTGTGCTTGTTCCAGTTGAGGGTCCATTACAGTCCTAATACTTTGACAATCTGTTGATGGATGCTCAAATGTACTCCTATCCAATCATAGAAGTCATCTTCAACATTCCAGTCTGCGTTGATCAACTGAAACGGATTGTCTAGGTTCAGTTGACTTGCCAGTCTTTCATGTTCTTGGTTGTGAACAAACAACCAGTCATCTAGGTTATCCGGATCTGCGTCTATTAGGGGATACTGCGGTATCAGGATGCCCTTGTCAGCCAACTGCTCGTAGAACAAACGGTGCTGCACACCGTTCTCAAACAACATTGTCCCTAGACCGTCTACGTCACCAAACTCCACATAAGATAAATTATCCATGTCCATTACTTGGACTCTGATATTTTATTATATAGATCAAACAATACTTTAACCTTCTCTTCCAACACAGCAGTACGTTGATGATGCTGTGCAAGAACGATCACTACGCTTATCAGACCTGCAAATACAGGCCAGAACTTGAGAACATGATCGAAAGAAGATTCCATGTCATATCCCGAGTATCTTTTTGACAAACTCTGCTGCAACACCTGGACCAAACAACACCGTTGCTATAACAATATAGAGCAACCACTCGATGTTACGCATCCGATCTCTCCCACGGTCAAGAGACTCTTGAATGGAAGCATATCTACTTGCACAAACAGCTTCGTGCACGGCTAGTTTGGTCTCAACATTGTCAGACATTTACCACCCATGACGTAGTGGCCTCGTCCCAGTAGTAACGCTGACCATCAGTAGGAAACTGAACAGGAGGGTCCCATAAACAAGTGTTTTCGTTCAGAGTCCAAGACGGAAACGGTTGTGGCGGGATAAATGCGTCACGAGTTGCATCGTAGGTGTAGCCAACGCCAGCGTAGTTTTTGCGGATATTGCCGTGATAACTGGTGCGTTTGCCACCGTAATATTGTTCCCAATCTATTGGTTGACCATCAAAAAGTTCGTCTTCATTTTTACCAACGATTACTTGAACAACAATGTTGTTTTCATCAAGAATTGCATAGTGAGCCATATCAGACCTTAACTAAATGTTACTGTGTCTGTCGCGCCAGCAGCAGTAATTGTATAAGTTTTGAATCCACCAGCAGTGCTAGATGTTTGGCTTACTCCAACGCTAAATGATGCAGTTCTTGTGTCTGGAATTTTCAGAACTACAATTCCAGAACCTCCATTGCCTCCAGCTCCTGCTGTGGGTCCATAGCCGCCACCGCCACCGCCGCCGCCACGATTTGTACCGCCTGAACCTGCGGTAGTAGAATTAGTAGTTCCATTTCCACTTACGCCAGTAACTCCTACGCCAGCAGTACCTCCAGCAACACCTCCACCACCTCCCGATGCGTATGTTGTGCTGTTAATTGTTGCTGTGCTAGTTGTACCACCGTTCCCGCCTGAGATTGAAGTTCCATCTACGCCAACACCGCCTGCACCGCCGCCGCCGCCACCACCGTAACCACCTCCATTTGCCGAACCAAGGCCTCCGTTATTACCTTGTCCAGATGTCCCTGACCCTATAGTACCTAATTGGTCGGAACCCCCTCCGGAACCTCCAGTTCGACCTGCTTTACTTCCATCAGATCCACCGCCGCCGCCACCAACGGATGTAATTGAAGAAAATACAGATTGAGTTCCATCTCCTCCTTGAACCGCAGAAGTGGCAGCTCCCGTACCCCCGCCGCCCACCTGCAAAGATAAAGCAGAACCAGTAACTAACGCTAAAGTTCCTTGTCTAAAACCGCCGCCGCCGCCGCCGCCGCCAACAAAAGATCCTCCACCGCCGCCGCCAGCAACTACAAGATAATCAACGGTTTGAGCAGAAACAGGTTTCCCACCCAATACAGCCAGCATAATTCCGCTCATTACGCGCTCGCATTTCCGGTGAGGACACAACCAGTAGATGAGAAGAACAACACAGTTGCCACTCCTCTAGTCGTCAAGTTTGCAGTTCCTAAAACTGTGTTAGTACCTGCCACATAAGCAGTAGTAGTAGACAACGTGATCGCAATGTTTCCAGTCGTGTTGTTGTAAATTGAAACCAAATCACCTTCTGCAAAGGTAGAGTTTGGAACAACAATTGAACCACTGGTTCCCACTTGGACGTACTTGCCAACGTCAGCCGTAGTCAACGTATAACTGGCAGTTTTCGTTCCAACAGGAGGAGCATTGAGATAACCAAGCGTTACAGCGTCCGTGACCGGCAACGTCTGAGTAATTGTAGTGCTGATATTGGCAGACTGTAGCGTTTGCACACCAGTATTGGCCGCATTGCCTTGAAGTTTAAGTGAACTCATATTTGATCCTTTAAGCAGCAATGAGCCATACTTGGCCCGTTCCGACAGTTACAACAACTCCGGTCGCTATGGTTACCGGACCAACACTGAATCCATTAGATCCAGCCGTAATAGTGTAATTAGAACTGATTGTCTGGTAAGACTCAAGAATAGGGCTGGCAGTTGCCGCACTACCCCAAGAAAGAGTCCCCGTACCATCAGTCTTGAGAAACTGGTTAGAACTACCGTCTGATACCGGCAAAGTCCACGTTACGTTGGCCGCAACAATTGCGTTGGCACGGAATCCAACATAACGAGTGGACGTGAGATTGGCAAACCTGAGAGTGTTTGCAGATCCTATGGTGACGTTAGCACCGTCAGTGGTTAGATTCGCTGCACCGGCAAAAGATCCAAGATTGTTGTACTGGAATTGGGTGTCAGACCCGCCAGGACTGCCGCCGCTGACAGCAGCGTTGCTAGTCCAGACTCCGCCAATACTTGTAAGTACGTTACCAGCCGTTCCTGGTGCAACCACAGCGACAGCAGATGTCCCGTTACCCAGAAGTACGTTTCCGGACGGTAGTGTTGCGCGTCCCGTACCTCCGCCTACAGCACCTAGTGTCCCGTAAGTAGGAGCAGCAGAAACACCGCTAGAAATAAATGGTTGACCAGCCGTTCCGTAAGAAACGGTGGCCGTTGGTCCAATTCCAAACTCACCTGACGTTCCAACAACAAACCTTCCCGCTCCTCCGTTGTAGAACGCCAGAGGAAGATACGTTCCAGTACCGTTAACACCAGAAACCAACTGAACATCAGTAGATCCATTGGTTGCAATCAGTACCTTGCTTGCGTTGGTAGGATCAGAGGCGTTGGCTGCCTGCCAAGACGCTGCTGTAGCCGTGCCGCTTGGAAGAGCATAGATACCAGTCGTGCTATTAGCTGTACCAGTTACAAAGTTAGTACGGTTAGAGACCGTTGCGTTAGTAAAGTCACCAACAATCTTTTGAGCTGTAGTGGTGAACGTCAGGTTGCCGGTTGAGACGTTGACTGACGCCACATTGAGCGTTGTTCCGTCAAACGTAAGATTGGCAGTGCCACCGAATGCACCTGCATTGTTGTACTGAACAGTTGTAAACCCGCCGCCTGGGGTTCCACTGCCAGATACAGCAGCATTGGATACCCAAACTCCACCGATACTTGTCAGGACGTTTCCTGCTGTACCGGCAGCAACAAAACTGATAGTTGGGGTTGTCCCACCAGTAGATAAGATTGGATATGTGTTACCAACACTGGTGACTGCGTTGGCTACAGCTCCGGTAGCGGTCAAAACACCAGTGGTATTAGAGAACGAAAGGCCCGTTCCTACCGCTACGTTGCCAAGTTGACCCGTAGAATTGGCCCACGCGATCCCCATGAAGGTGGCAGAGAGCGTGATTGCCGCGTTGCTAGTTGAGTTGGCTATAGTGCCAGAAAATCCGTTAGCAGATACCACGCTTACGTTGGTAACAGTACCTGTACCACCGCCGCTTGCCACTGCTGCGTTACTAACCCAGACGCCACCGATGCTGGTAAGCACGTTACCCGCATTACCTGGGGCCACAGACGTAAGCGATCCTGTGCCGTTACCCAGCAACACGTTGTTAACTGGCAGGGTTACTCGTCCAGTGCCGCCGTTGGGTACGGTCAAAGCATTAGATAGCGTGAGATTGCCAATAACGGCAGTAGCGACGTTACTTGCAGTGACGTATTCGCTCGCTACATTGAGCGTCGTAATGTTGGCAAGCGTAGCCGTGACGTTGGTCACGTTGATGCTTGTCACATTGACGTTTGTGACATTGCTCGTGCCACTTGTTATGGTGACGTTGGCGAGCGTGACGTTATTGATCGTGGTGATTGTGTTGCCGAGCTGGACAGACGTATTGCCGATAGTGATCGGCGTGTTGAAGTTGCTGTCTAGCTTAGAGAGAGCAATGTTCCCGCTTAGATTGGCAAAAGCAAATGGGACGGTCATTAGAACCTCGCTCTCAATTCGGTTTCAAACTCGAAAGTATTCACAGTATAACCAGCACTGTTACTGTTGATGGTTAAACCAAGGTACTTGCCGTACTGCTGGGCGTCTGATTTGTACAGAGCGTAGCCGTAAGCAGTTTCCCATCCAACAGTTTGCAAACTATTGTTCTGCCAAGTCACAGGCTGGTAGTAATTATTCAGCCAAGTGACCGTATTGTCTACTGTATAAGCACCAGTAGCTCCGGTTCCCTGCTCGTTATCCACACTGACGAAGAGCGTAGACGATGCTTGCAACTGAGCCTCGATACCAAACTTGAGTGCCTGCTTGGTCCGAATGGGATCATTCATTGGCATGAGAGCCGTTTGAATGGTTGTTGCTACATTGGCCGTGGAATTAGCATAGAGACGGTAGAGGCTTGAGCCTGCGGTCCCATAGAGGCGAATGACCCCCGCTGTAGGGACGGAAGTGATGTAGTCCAACGCTCCTTGGGAGGTTAGAAACCACTTCTTCTCGAAAAACACGGCCTGGACCTTTCTCGCTCCAATTACCGGGTCGTTGTAAGTGAAGGAGAATGCCGCGCATAGTATGTTGTTCAGTAGGACTTGACCCCCGCTGATCGGTTTGTCAAAGTCAATGAGTTGGAATATGCCGTCTAGCGCGTCCGACAGCTTGCTGGTGGTAGAACCGACCAGGGAATAAATCCCATAGTCGTTCATGAACAGCACAGATCTAAAAAACGGGTAGATAGCGTAGATACGCTTAGTCCCTACGCTGGCAGAGACGTTGGTATTCGTGAATAAAGTCTGACCGTTGGTGTCAACGCGAACGTCAGAGAAGACGTTGATACTTGTCTCACCAAAAATGTACAAGAAATTGTTTGCTGACAACAGCGCACGAATGTTGCCGTGCAGCGTAGAGTCAGACAACGTAATTGAACCGGCGGATACGCTCGTGAAATCACTGTACGAGTCTGCTGCCGAGTAGTAGACGGTGCGTCCAGCGGCAACCCAGTTCCTGCCAGAAAAACTGGCAACCGAAACCACCTGATCTGTGTTTACAACTGCTGTGACATTGGCAGCAGTAGAGAATCCACCACCAGAAAGCGTGACGCTGGCGTTGGTGTAACCCTCACCAGGGTTCGTCATCACAATTTGAGATACAGTGTTCCCGAGAACAATCGCTGTGGCGGTGGCAGGTGTGACGTTAGACCCACCAATAGCTACCGTTGGTGCTGACGTATAGCCAGAGCCACCGTTGTTAAGCAGGATGCTGACTGTTCCGGTCTTGAACGTGACAATCTGGCCGATAGCGTTAGCGCCAGACCCTCCACCACCAGAAAATGTGATGGTTGGAGATGATGTATATCCACTACCTGCGTTTGTCAGGGATACAGTACTTACGCCACCCGTAGAAATGACTGCATTGGCCGTGGCTCCACCGCTGGAAAAGGTCACAGCGGGTACAGATGTGTATCCAGATCCTCCGTTGACTATGCCAACCGACACAACAGCACCACCGCTAATGCTTGCGACTGCTGTGGCTTGGGTTCCACCCGTAATGTTGGGTGCACCAATGGTTACGTCTGGTACTGCCGTGTATCCAGAGCCGCCAGCGGTTACATAAACTGACCTGATGCCACCAGAACCCGTGACAATCGTGGCTGTAGCTACCGCCTGGACGCCATTGGCATCGTTGGGTGCGCTAATCACCACGTTTGGCGCAGATGTGTACCCAGATCCGGGATTTGACACTGCTATCAGGCCAACAGACCCGATAGATACTACGTTTGCGCCGTTCCAGCTAAACAATCCTTTGTCTGGATCGCCGATGATCAATCTTTCGTTCTTCCACTGGGTAGAACTGACGTTTGCACCGCTGAACGTGCCTGCAACTGCTACGTTGCTAGTCACATTGCTAGTTAGATTGAACGCTTGCGCCCTGCCGTCAACCTCAAAACTGACTATGTAGTCAGATACGTTGATATTTGTGGATGTTAGATAGGATGTTGTGTTGGCAAAGACAACAACATTGCCTGTACTGTCTAAAACTGTGCTTTGAGCGGGAACAATCTTGATGTTGGAGTCGCCAATCGGCATGGCGTTTTCCAACCACGAGAATTCACTGTCTTTGATGGCCGTCCGGTTGGCTTTTGTGTTTATGCCACCAAACGTCTTCAGGACAGTGTATTTTTTTTGCTGTTCCTGAGATGCCATCTTAGTAAGGACTGCTATACGGGTCCGGGATTCTGCGCGTGAAGACTGAATTCAACACGCTCTGTACTTGACGGTTGTACTGCTGGAGGAAAATCTCAGATTCTCCGTAGCTTTGTTCCTTGTACTTGGCCTTGTAGGCCGCGTAGAACGCCACAGGAACCGTGTACGGGTCATTGATGGCGTCGTTGACCGTAGGGTTGGTCAACACGAGCGGAGAAGGCAGAATAACCGTGTCGACTTCCATACTGTAGGACTGGTCAGGCACGGGTGAAATATAAATTTGAGATTGACCATACGTTGAGAAGCACACAGGCCGTCCAACGTAGTTCTGCCAGTACCTGAGCTGGGCGTTGAAGTTCGTCCAGGGCAAGTAACGCAGGGGAATCCTAGAATTACCCCAGTAAATCGTCAGGTTAAGAACATCCAGAGTCTGCGAACCATTAGGTAGCGACGAAAACGGGATGATTTCTGCACTTTGTACATACAACAGCGTTGCTGTGCCGTTGGTGAATGCGGTTGACGGGGGAAAATTAGTCCCAGACGCGGGGTATGGTGGGGCTGAAGTATCCAGCGTCCCACCCACAGTCACCTGATAGATGAAGATATTTGAGAATATGTACTGACCAGCGGTAACGACAAGGCCAGCAGACCAAATTATTGCGGCTGTGCCGTCTGGAGCGAGGGGTGTAGCGGATATTTGCAGGGTACGAAGGCAACCAGTGTCCCGTACTATCCTTTCACGCCCATCGTTGATGTAATCCGTAATCTCATCGTTAGACCAAAAGTTTCCGTTGGCATCGTGGAGAAGCCTGCGAACGTCTGTGATGTACGAATTAAGGGTTGCCATAGTTGCCTATTGTAACCCTCAGG